ACGATGATGTTGCTCGCCCCAGCATCGCCGTTCGAGTCCTTGATGGTGAAGGTCTGACCGGCGAACGTCGAGCCGGGCATGTTGAGAGTAGTGGCTCCGGCGACGTCTCGACCGAGGACGAACACTCGCACGAGTGTTGTCGGTGCAGCGCCGACCGACTTCGTCCCGCCCGCGAGGATGATCTGGACGGACTGGACAGGTATTGCGCCTCCGCCACCGGCGAGCGTGTTCACCCAGCGCCCCGGCTTAGTAGGGTCCGCAAACGGACAGAACACGTTGACTCCGTCGTCGGCCTGCATCGAAGTCGCGACCCACATGAGGAACTTCTGGCCGCCATCAAGCTCACTCGCGAGTCCGGCGAGATAGATAATCGCGCCGTCGAGACTGCCGACAACGCCGTCGATCTGTCCCTGCGGCGTGACGGACGGGTGGAGATACGTGATGTTTGGGACGCTGTCTGCCTCAGACGGGTTGATCTGGCCCGTGGTGAGCGTATACCACGCGTCCTGCGGTACGAACGTCGGGAGCGGCACTGATGTCATGGCGCAGTCCTAACCCATGGATCGCTCCAATAAGGCCCTTGATTGGTCAACCCACTGTTGTCGATGTCCCGACTTATCTCAATATCCGGGCGAGTATCGTCACGCTCAATCGCTTCATCCAGTTGCTCTTTCGCGAGCCCCTCGAAGTACAGAGCACGGTCTGACCGGCCCAGAGTCTTGAAAAAGTATCCCAGCGTGTAGTTGATAATGATATCATCTTTGTCTTCATAGTCCGAGGACTGCGTCAGGTCCGCGACGACGAACGGCGTCGGCGATTTGATGAACCGTAGTTGGGCCGTGAATTGCTGGAAGGGGGCCGGAGCCATCACGATGAAGTTCCCCCACCGCGCATAGATACCCGGCCACCCTGGCGGTATCCACTCCGGCGCAGGGTAGTGTTGGTCGAACCATCGCCACGGCTTCTCGATGACTTTGCGCGATGTGCCCAACGACGACACCCCGCTCGACGTGTCGAGCAGGACGAACGAGTGGATCGTCTTCACGTTCGGCGGCGGGACGAGGAACTTGTCGAGGCCAGGCGTGCCCGTGAAGTTCATCTGCGCGAGTGCAGTCTCGGCCATCTCGCTGAAGTCATACGAGCGGTTTATCCGAGACTGCGCGAGGTTCAGCCCGATCACGATCCGAGGGAGAGTGAACGTCGCGTCTTGCTCCGTCCGGTTGCCGAGCCCCGCTAGTATCTCGTCGCGGAAGTCTCCAAGTGTGAGCGCGCCCACGCTGTCATCCTAACTGCCCTATGGCGAGGAATGTGAACGTGCCGACATCTTGGTCGTTGGAGGCTTCCGCAATCGCGCCCGCCGCGGTGGAGAGTGTGCGCGTGTCGGTGATTGCGCCCGCCGTCCAGCCGCCGCCAGACCCGGAGACGGAGTACCCCGCGTCCGAGACGAAGTGCGAGCCACCGACAGTGGACATACCGACAGGGTGAGTGGCCGCAGTGCCACTCGCCACGACAAGGGTAGGCGGGTCGGCGGTGATCGAGCCAGCGCCGACAGTGATGTCGGCACCTGCCGTCCCATACGCTTTGAAGGCGGAGGCCGCCGCGTTCCACGCCATGATGAAACCCGCCGACGAGATGCCGTTAGGGACGACAGTGAGTTTACCGCCCGGCAGAAACGCCTTCGTGATCGCCGCGATTGCCACTGCCGTCGAGTTGTAGTTCGTGATGTGACACGAGCCAGAGATCACGCCCATCGACGTGTTGCCGAGCCGTCCCGGTCGCGGTGTGTCCAGCGTAACCGTCGCTGCATAAACTGCCATGACGGCCTCCTCAGTTCGTGCAGCAGAGAACGCACGTGTGCGTGGTTGGGTCCATGCAGATCGCGACCGTTTGGCTGTCTGCGTCGCTAACCGTCGAAAGCACACCCGCAGCTTGACCGTCATGCGTCAGTGCGTCGCCGATGGAGGGCGAGTTCGCGAACGCTTCTTCGAGGACAGAGACGCCGCGAATTTGGATCCAGCCGTAGGCGACTGCGCCACTCGCAACTGTGGCGAGTGCGACGCCTGCGCCGACAAGCGAGCCGCCGTTCGCGCCATCAACGACGGTGAGCGTCGGGTCGGTAGCATACGTCACGTAGCAGAGGAAGTCGCCAGCGTCGATAGCAGTCGTGCCGGTGAATTTGACGTACTTGTAGACCTTGTTGTCGTCTTCGCGAAGCATCCCGAGCGTGACTTGAGCGGTTGTGTCAACGTCCGTGAGTGCCGCGTGCCAGGATTGAGCCGACATGATGAGTTCTCCTGATTACGGGGTGTCGATGGTGCTGAGGACGCCGAGCACTCGCCGTCTGTTCGTCATGAACGAGCACGCGAGTTCGACCTGCGCCGCCCGATCATTGACCTGGTTGGGGATGGCTTTCCACTCGGTCATGTCGAAGAAGTAGCCCGGATCGTAGACGAACTCGATGAAACGCGTGTTGAGGAAGTACATGCGTTGGGAGAGTGCTGGCGACCAGACCATTGGGATACGTTTGTAGGACTGGTTGTCGAAGCCCATGTCGGCGAGCCGGTTGTTACTCGTCCGATAGGCGGGGATCACCGTCGCTTCGTACAACTCGTATGAGGTCATGTCGGACAGAATGATGTCCGGCGCGTCCATCCGACGGTTGTTCATGCAAAGGTTGAGGAGATGGCGCATCTTGTCCACGCCGTTGACGGCGAAGCTGAGCCCCGTCATGTCGATGGCTTGGTTCTGCCACCACGTGTAGACGGAGGGGTCGATCCCGCCCGCGTTGAAGGACGACGACGCGACGTTGCCGAAGTCCGGCACGAGGAACTGAAGACCGTCGATTGACGCGGCTGGGAGAGTGGCGGCGCCGGAGCCCGCTGCAAGCGTCGTTTCGAGTGTCGAAGTCAGCGACTCCTCGGTGTTGTTCAGCTTCGCGTTCACCCAGTCGATGATACGCGAGTCGCCGGAGTTCTGCTGCTCGTCGACGCCGAACCGGAGGATGTTCGCGACAAGATACCGCCACTGATACTGCGCGACGGTGAGGAACTTGAAGTCGTTCATCGCGACAGTGCCACCTCGCGCGATCCACTGGACGGTGGAGTTCTGTCCATACTCCAGGTTCGTCTCAAGGAAACGGCCGCCACGGACCGGACGGAGCTTACCCTTGTCTTTCAGCCAGAACCAGAACGGCGCGGCTGTGAAGATGTTGTCGAAGACGCCCGGCAGACGCTTCTGCCAAGTCGTCGTGTAGAGATCGTCGAGTGCTTGCGTGAATTGATTGACCACGACTCAGTCTCCTTACATGCCTTCGAGGACGGCGAGAACGCCGGGATACTTCGCAGAAACCTCCCGGTAGGCTTCAATACCGGCGTCACGGGAGGAGAGGACCGGCGTGCCGTTGGCAGCGCCGCCCGTTGGTGTGAGCCCGCCCCACCGAGGCGCTGGTTTAGGTGGCGGCGGGTTATACTTCGCGTCGAGCGTTGCCGCCTTCGCGGAGTTCGAGCCACGCGCAAGCGTGTAAAGCGCCGGAATGTCGAGCGTTGGGTGGACACGCGCCAGCCCGATCATCTCGTCCTTCCAGTCGTTGAAGTCTTTATGCTCAGCGCGGAGACGTTCGACGGACTCCGTCGCGCTCTTCGTCGTCACACTCATCTGGAGGCCGGTGAGTTGGTCAGTGACGGGCGAGAGTGCTTCAGCGATCTGGGCGCGGACCGCTTCGCCGATTGTGCCTACGATGTGAGCGACAAGTTCGGGGCGACTCATCGCCTCGAAGTCGGGGGGCTCTGAGGGAGCGGCTTGAGGGGTCGCGACCGTGCGGACTTCGGAGACGAGCGTGTCGAGCTTGCCACCGAGGCTCTCGTTCAGTTGGCCGAGCGAGCCGATAAACTCACTCCAGTTTGGGCCAGCCGGCGCGGCAGCACCAGCGGCCCCACTGTCGCCACCACCGGCGTTCCCGTCGGGAGCGGGAGTGACTGTTGAGCCTCCACCAGCGGCCGCTCCGTCGCCTTCGATGGCGCACAGCCCTGGTGGGACGTATTCGAGGAAGTAAGTCGCGTAACGTGTCCGGTTCATCGTGCTCTCCGTCGTGCGGTGGTGGGGGCAGTGTCGTCAGACTCGACGACTGGCGGAGACGCACGAGCCGCAGCACGGACACGAACTTGAGCGAGTTCGATCTGTTCATAGAAGTGCATCTGGTAGTGGTCGATCAGGCCAGGAGTGAACATGCCGACTGGATCGAACGTGACGCGAGGGAAGGGGCGAGCAGAGCCGTTTTCGAGGAGTTCGATGGTCATACGGCCCACGATGCGGGGCGACGGGGCGGTGTCGTTCATGGAGATAGCCTCGGCTGATGGGGAGGGGGTGTCAAGGGGGTGGAGGAGGGCGAGAGGGCGCGGAGACGCCGCCGTAGGTCAACATCACCATTCCCTCGGCGCACGTGACGGCCACAGGAGCGAGTCTCGCAGTGCGCCGACCTCGACCCCGCGCGCCGCACACTCACGCCTCAACTCCTGCGGTGTGTCAATCACGCGTGGCGTCTCCCATGGGTCATAGATGTGGTCGAACGTGCCCGGCTTGAACACGATGACGGACGGAGCGCCGACGCGCGGCGCAGGGCCGAACGCGTGGTAGAGGAAGTGAGAGAACGCACACTCTTCGCACGGCTGTTCGCACGCGTGGATATAGCAGATCATAACACACGTATCCCTGTCCTGGCGGTGAAGTCAGATTTGCGCTCTCTCCGTCGCGCGTGGAGACATATTCGGATGAAGTTGGTGAACGGGCGGCCTCGTACGAGTTCGAGCGGCCAGCCGTTCTTGTCGAGCCAGATCATTGAGGGCCTCCTAATATACCAAACAAAGCAGATTTAGGTTTGTTCTTCTCAATAATTTCTTTCTGTTTCTTTCGTATCTCTTCTGCGCGTTGTTCAGCAGTGAGTCCTTTAGCTGTCATGATCTCCTTGACAAAGTGGTCGTCGCTCCATTCTGCCATTATGCCGCCCTCCCTCCTGCCATAGCGGTGAGAGCGGCGGGAGGCGCGCCACGGAGTTGTTGAGCAGCTTGTCCAAGTTCCATTGGGTTCTCCTGTGTGCCCGGTGCGCCAGGTTGTTGCGGCTGCCGGATCATGTGGTCGGCGTCAACGCCGTACTGCTCAGAGAGCCAGAACTGCGTCAGTTTCATCGGGTCAATGAGGGGGTTCATCTTTGCGATGCCGTAGAACTGCGTCGCTTTCACCTCTCGCAACTGCTTCGTCAGCGGCAGCGACGTGTCCGGGTCGATCTTGATGTCGTAGATGGCGTCTCGGAGGAGTTGCGGTTGGAAGCGTATCCAAATCGGGACGCCCTCGGGGCCGACAACGTCGAGGACCATCTCGGAGTCCCAGTGTCCGATGATGAGATGGTTCATGTCGGAGACTACGGTGGTGAGGAGATCGGCGCACGCGTCGCGCCGCTCGTCGATCCGGATTTGGGTGGCTGAGTTCACGATATTCGCCTCGGTCGCGGAGCGGTCAGCGGAGCCTGGTGCATACTCGCCGAACTGGTTGACGCCGAGGCCGAGAAGTTCTTGGATTTCCTGCGAGAGCACGCCGCCCGCACTCTCAAGTATCTGAATGATCTGCGAGAGGCCACCATGCGTGAGTTCTTTGACTCCGTTGATATTCTTGACATGTATGACGCCGCCAGAATTCCCGTCAATGAGTTTGGACTCCTCGTCGGGACTGACTGCACCGATCTCGCTAAACATCTTCGCGATAGCGACACGACGGTGATTGCGAAGCTGGGTCCGTATCTCGTTTACTTCGCCCTGCTGCGGAGCGAGGATCTGCGAGTCACTAATCCCCCAGAAGACCTCGTCGTCGTTGTTGAAGATGAGGGGATAGTAGTTGAGGCGACCGGCGCGTTGAAGCTCGTCTTCTTCGCAGAAGAGGACTTTGTCCTCGACTTTCGTGTTGACGGCG